GCATCTTATGTATTACGTGTAGCAGATACTAATCCAATTAATGATGGATTTAGCGATAACTATAATATTGAAGTAGAAGCAGATCAAATTTTAGACTTTTCTGAGAAAAACCCATTTGGTATTCCCTAAATAATAATATCTTAGTAAAAAGATATTATAGGACTTAAAAATGTTTGAGTATTTTTACAACGAAATTTTGAGGAGAACCATTATATCTTTTGGTACACTTTTTAATAATATTTCTATTAAGCACCAGGACTCTTCAGATAACGTCGTTAGCGTTGTGAAAGTTCCTCTTGCATATGGTCCAACTCAAAAGTTTCTGGCAAGATTAACTCAATCACCAGATCTCAATAAACCATTTGCAATTACTTTGCCAAGAATGTCATTTGAGTTTATTGGATTGACTTATGACCCTTCTAGAAAAGTTTCTACAGTCCAAAACTTTACAGTAAAGGATCCTGATGATGGCAGTGTAACCAAAAAGTCTTACATGCCAGTTCCATATAATATGCAGTTTGAACTTTCTATTATGTCCAAACTGAATGATGATGCCTTGCAGATTGTTGAACAAATCTTACCATATTTTCAACCAGCATACAATTTAACAGTTGAATTAGTTGAGTCGATTCAAGAAAAGAGAGATATTCCTGTGATATTGGAAAATATCACAATGCAGGATGATTATGAAGGAGACTATAGTTCACGAAGGGTTCTTCTTTATACTTTAAGATTTACCGCAAAAACGTACATGTTTGGTCCAACGACAACTGCAACCAAGGATGTTATCAAGAAAGCAACTATCAGCTATGTTACTGGTGCTGATACATCAAATGCAACGAGAGATCTCTCATATTCAGTCACTCCAAGAGCAACTAAAAACTATACAGGAAGTCCTGCTACTACTCTCACAGCAGATATTACTGCAATTGCCAAAACATTTGAAGTTGTTGATGGAAGTACATTAACTGCAGAGACTTATATTAATATTGATGGGGAGCAAATGTTCCTTAAGTCAATCAGTGGCAATAAGATCACTGTTAGACGTGGGGAGGATAATACTGCTGCTACAATTCATCTGGGAGGAGCAGGGATTCAAGAAATCAATGCTGCAGATGATGCACTTGTAGAGTCTGGAGATGATTTTGGATTTAATGGCATAACATTCTAATTAAAATGGCAAAAAACTTTGATAATCTAAATGATACTTTCAATACTTCAGGTGAAGTTGTTAAACCTGAAGTTGTTGTTAATGAGAAGATTGAAAAACTAAAAGAATCTGTTGACGATATTAGGAAAGATTACGATTATACTAGGGGTAATTTATATTCCATAATAGAAAAGGGACAAGAAGCTATTAACGGCATTCTTGAACTAGCACAAGAAAGTGAAATGCCGAGAGCATATGAAGTTGCGGGACAATTGATCAAAAATGTTGCTGATGCGACAGACAAGTTGATGGACCTTCAGAAAAAACTAAAAGATGTGGAAGAAGAAAAACAAGCTCGTGGACCATCAACAGTTAATAATGCTTTGTTTGTTGGATCTACAGCAGAACTTGCAAAAATGTTGAAAGAAGGAATAAAGGAAGAACCTAAATAATGTGAAAGGGAGAAAAATCCCGAAGTACTAAGGTTACTAATAAAATGTCTAAGGATTTACCTTCTATTGATGATTTTGAGGGTGATAATAATCTTCCCTCAATTGATGATTATATTAATGAAGAAAGAGTAAATGATCTTCCTTCTATAGAGGATTTTGAGGAAGAAAAAAACCTTCCTTTATTAGAGGAAATTTCTTTAGTAGAAGAACTGCCTTCTATAGAAGATTTTATTGCAGAAGAAGAGATAGAAGAAGAAACTCAGACTATTGAAGATGTTGAAGGAAATACCTTTGCAGAAATAAAAGACATTGTTCCTCCTTGGCCAGAACTGGTCAAAATGATCAATGATGTAAGAGAAGAGATTCCCAATATTCCAGAAATTAAATATTATGATAAAGAACTTGAGGAACTTGCAGAGCAGATTGTCAATCTTCCTGAAGTTAGATATTATGATAGAGAAATAGAAGCAATATGTGAACAGATTGATCTTATCAGGGAACAAGTCAAAGACTTTCCAGAGGTCAAATATTATTATGAACAAGTTGATGCTATTGAAGAGAGAATTAAAAATCTTCCAGAAATCAAACACTACGATTCTGAGATTGTAGCAATCTGTGAAGCTATAGATGCAGTAAAGGAAACTATTCCAAACTCTTCTCTGATAGATGAAAACTTTAGTTCTATTGAAGAAGATTTTGTAAAAGTCAATGATGTTATTGATGGTCTAAGAGGCAAGATTGAGTTTGATCTTGAAAGACTATCAGAAGATATTGAAGTAAAGTATTTCAATAATAGTGTTAAGATTGATTCAGATATCAAAGAACTTGATGATAAATTAAATATTCTTGTAAAAGAAGAAAAGGATAAAATCTGGAAAGAACTCCAAGATTCTTCTACTAAAATATGGGAGTATCATAAAGAATTTAAAGATGATGACCGTAAGTTAAAAAAACAAATTCTTGGAGAATATAATAAGTTAAAGAAAAATATTGAAGAAAGACTTGAAGAAGTAAGTCAAGAAAGTATTAAGACTGATGAACTTCTTCTTAAGTATTTTACTGAGTTGAGAGAAGAATTTACTAAACTTCCCGAGATAAAGTATTATGATAAAGATATTGATTATGTAAAATCTAATATTAAGGGTCTTCATAAAATTGTTGAAGATATAAAATCTTCTCAGAAAAAATTACAAGAAGAACAGAAGTTATTAGCAGAAACTAATGTTCCATTGACAGATGATCCTCCAGAAACAAACAATCCAGATCCTCTTACTCCAATTGATCAGAACTTTGTAACTCTTGATCAACTTCAGAAACACTACAGGACATTTGTACAGAGAGTTCAGCATCAACTGTCATCTATTGGTGGTGGTGGCGAAACACGACTTGAGTTTTTGGATGATATTGATAGGTCCACTGCTCTGATTGATGGTAGAGTTCTTCAGTATGATGCATCTGCTGGTATCTGGACTGGCGGTATCGGTGGAAGTGGGGGCGGAGGTTCTCAAACATTAGATGACACTTTAGGATTAGGAAACACTTCCAATATTGGAATGAGTGTTGGCATTGTAACCGCAACATCTTTTAGTGGTGATGGTGCTGATTTGACGGGCATTGTAACTTCTATTGTTGCTGGAAATAATATAACAATTTCCGGAAGCAGTGGCAGAGTAACCATCAATTCTCATGGTGGTGGTGGTGGAGGTTCTCAAGACTTAGATCATACTTTAGCTTTGGGAAATATTTCCGGTATTGGAATGAGTGTTGGTGTAGTCACTACCACTGAACTTCATGTTGGAGTTGATACTGGATTCTTTACTGAAGATTTAGTTGTCAATGGCGATACAAGAATTACAGGTATCTTAACCATTGGAACTGCTTCGGTAACTCTTGATGGTGTTAGCGAGACTGTACAGGTTGGATCTGCCCTGACTTTAGGACATAGTATAGGTTTACAATTTCACACTCAAAGCATACATGTTGACGGATTTGAAGCACTCAACATCAACTCATCAGGTATTGTTACTGCCACAACATTTGATGGTAGTCTGGCAACATCTAATCTCGTAGGAAGTCTTACTAATGATCAGTTATCGGGTTCTATTGAAAATTCTAAATTATCGAACTCTACAGTTTCTTATGGCGGAGTTCAACTAAGTCTTGGTAGTTCAGATGCAACTCCAGCATTTGACCTAAGTGATGCTACAAATTATCCATATAGTTCTCTTACTGGAATCACTACAGATATTGTGGGTGACGCAACACCACAATTGGGTGGTAATTTAGATGTCAATGGTAACGATATTACTGGAACGGGTAATGTAAATCTTTCCGGTAGTATTACCGCATCATCTGCAAACTTTTCAGGTAATGTAAGTATTGGTGGAACATTAACTTATGAAGATGTAACTAATGTTGATTCTATAGGACTTATCACTGCGAGAAGTGGTATCAATGTAACTGGCGGTCAAATTTAAGTTGGTTCTACTTTTTTTGTTAGTCAGGCAGGTATTGTAACTGCATCAGGTTTTGTTGGAAATTTAACAGGATCCGCAAGTAGTGTTGGTGGCGTATCATCAAGTTTCCTTCTTGACTACAATAATTTTACCAATACCCCAACAATTCCATCAGATACTGGTGACTTAACCAATAGTGTTGGATTTGTTACTTCAGGTATCGTAGTTGGTTATGCGACAGAAGGTTATGTTGATAATGCTGTTGCAATCTCCACAGTAGGACTTGCTTCAGAAGGTTTCGTTCTCACTCAAATTGGTCTTTCTACAGTAGGACTTGCATCTGAAGGGTTTGTTACTACTCAAACTGGATTATCAACGGTTGGTTTAGCATCAATTGGATATGTTGATACTCAGATTGGTCTTTCTACAGTAGGACTTGCTTCAGAAGGTTTTGTTACTACTCAAACTGGATTATCAACGGTTGGTTTAGCATCTGAAGGGTTTGTTACTACTCAAACTGGATTATCAACGGTTGGTTTAGCATCTGAAGGGTTTGTTACTACTCAAACTGGATTATCAACGGTTGGTTTAGCATCTGAAGGGTTTGTTACTACTCAAACTGGAT